GACTGTTCTTACACTTCGCAGCTTGTGAGGCAGACCCTCGCTCTATGGGTCAGATGTACACCAAGTGTAGACGTTCTGGATACACCAATATGTCTGCTGCTATTCTGGTGGACGAAGGCACGCAAGTAAAAGACAAGCTACTGGGTATTCAGTCTAAGACTGGTAAGGATGCGCAAGAGAACATCTTTATGAAGAAGGTAGTTCCTATGTTTAAAAGCTACCCATTCTTCTTTAAGCCTATTCAAGATGGTACTACAAACCCCCGTATGGAATTAGCATTCCGTGAGCCATCTAAGCGTATCACAAAGAATAATAAGACCTCATCAAAAGGAGAAGCCCTCAACAGCATTATCAACTGGAAGAACACCACGAACAACGCATACGATGGTGAGAAGCTTCATATGATGTATATGGATGAGAGCGGTAAGTGGGAGAAGCCTACCGACATCCGTGAGGCGTGGCGAATAGAAAGAACTTGTTTAATTGTAGGTCGTAAGATTATTGGTAAGTGTCTTATGGGTTCTACAGTAAATCCAATGGACAAAGGTGGAAAGCAATACAAAGAACTCTGGCGAGACTCAGACCCAGACGACAGAAACGCAAACGGAAGGACAAAGACTGGACTTTATAGATTATTTATACCAGCCTACGAAGCTCTCGAAGGTTTCTTTGACGAGTACGGTAATCCAATTGTGGAAGACCCAGAAAAACCAGTTAAAACGATTGATGGCGATTTTGTCGACATTGGTGCAAAGACGTACCTCAAAAACGAAAGAGACGCACTCAAGCACGATGCAAGAGAACTCAACGAGTATGTACGACAGTTCCCGTTTACAGTTGAGGAAGCGATGCGAGACAGTATCGAGGGGTCTACATTTAATATTGGAAAGATATACGAACAAATAGAATACAACCAAGAGCTGTTTCCAAACCCAGTGGTTCGTGGCAACTTCAGCTGGAAAGACGGAGTAAGCGACAAGGAAGTTGTATTCAGTCCAAACAAAGAGGGTAGATGGCGTATAGCTTGGATGCCGAAGCCAGAGGATAGAAACAAGTACGCAATTAAGTACGGAAAAAAGCACCCAGCGAACGACCATATAGGCGTTGGAGGTGTCGATAGCTACGATTTGGACTCTACCTCAGACAACAGAGGCTCTAAAGGAGCTTGTCACCTATACAATAAGTTTAGTTTAGCCGCTCCAGCCAATATGTTTGTGGCTGAATACGCCTCACGACCCCCTCTGGCTAAGATATTCTACGAAGATGTGCTTATGGCAGCTGTATTCTACGGGTATCCACTGCTTATAGAGAACAACAAGTACGGAATTGTGCGTCATTTTGAGGCAAGAGGGTACGAAGAGTACGTTATGAAGCGTCCAGAGCACTTGAAACCACCAAATGCGTCTTCAAACGTAAAAACTCGTGGTATTCCGTCCAACTCGCAAGATGTTATCCAAGCTCACGCACACGCAATCGAAGCTTATGTGGAAGAACACGTTGGAATAAACAGTCAAAACGGTGATATGGGTAAGATGTACTTTGATAGAACCCTTGAAGACTGGATAGGCTACAAAATAGACAACCGAACTAAGTTTGACCTTACCATTAGCTCTGGTTTAGCACTGCTTGCTGCTCAAAAAGTAAGGGTGGAGAAGAAGGAATCTAACTTTAACGACAAGAAGTTTTTCAGAAGATACACCAAAGAGATAAGGCGCTGATAGGCAGTGCTTTAATTTCGTATATTTGCAAGGAAGTATTTTGCGAAAGGCTATATGTACAGTAACGACAACGACAAAGGGAAGTACGGTAATTTCCCAGACCCATTCTCACCTCATAAACAAAAGACCAGCAAGGCGTATGGTCTGAAGTATGCTAAAGCCATTGAAAAACAGTGGGGTAACGCTGATGATGAGAGAAGTCTTTTCCGTAGAAGAATGAAAGACTTTGAGACTAACCGTGATTACGCCAACGGTACTCAAGATACTTCTATCTACAAACAAATCCTTAACTCACTTGACCCTAACTCTGGCGATGGAACGCTACTTAACTTGGACTGGTCTCCAGTTCCAATCGTTCCTAAGTTCGTAAAGATTGTTGTAAACAACATTCTATCGAGAAAGCCTTACCCTAATGTAGTGGCTATTGACCCGCTGTCTCGCACAGAGAAAGACGAGAAGAAGGCTAAGATGATGTTCAACGTAGAGAACCGAGAGCTACTTGCTCAAGCAAAAGCAGCTGGTGTTCCTATCGAAGACGATTTAGAGTCTGTGCCAGAGACAAAAGAAGAAGCAGAAATATTTATTGACTCTACCGTAAAAACAGATGCTGAGGTTGCAGCTCAGTTAGGTACATCCCTAACTCTTGAGTGGAACGACTTTGACCAGCGTGTGTACCGTAGAGCTGTAAACGATTTGGTTACTTGTGGTATGGCGGTTGTTAAGAGAAACAACGACCCCAACTATGGAATTACTGAAGAGTATATTGACCCAGCGTTCTTCTTCCACAGCTACACAGAAGACCCAACGTTCTCAGACCTCATCTATGCTGGGCACGTTAAAAAGATTAGCATCTCGGAGCTTAAACGTCTCGCTGGTTCAGAGTTTACAGAAGAGCAATTCCAAAAGATAGCTCAGAAGGTTAAAAACAAATACCAAAACAGAGCAGATAAACTAAGCTACAAATACTACGATGAGACTCTTGACCGTACAACCTACGGATACGATGAGTTCATTGTTGAAGTTATGGACTTTGAGTTCATCTCTGTTGACGACATTCACTTTGAGGAGAAGCAATCTAAGCACGGTAACGTGGGCTTCTACTACAAAGGACTTGAGTACACCCCGCCAAAGGAATCTGTGTACGATAGAAAACCAGTGAATATGTCTATAGCCACTGTGTACGGTGGTAGCTACGTTGTTGGATGTGACTATATGTTCGGATATGGTCAAAAAGCAAACGTACCTAAAAACGTACACGACCTAACGAAAGCTAAACTGTCGTACTCAGTAGTCGCAACAAACTTGCGTAGAATGATGCCTAAGTCTCTTGTAGGCTCGGTAATCGGTTTCGCAGACCAGTTGCAGCTATCTCATTTGAAACTACAGCAAGCTATCGCTAAGGCAAAACCAGACGGTCTCATTGTAGACATCGAGGGTCTTGAAAACGTTCAGCTTGGTAAGGGCGGTGAACTACAGCCCCTTGATATACAAGACATCTATGAGCAAACTGGTGTATTCTACTATAGAAGCAAGAACCCAGAAGGTGGTTTTCAAAATCCACCCGTCCGTTCTTTGGACAATAGCATTCGTAACATTAACGAGCTTATCGCTATTTATAACCATAATCTTCGCCTCATTCGTGATACCACTGGTATAAACGAGGTGATGGACGGCACTTCTCCAAAAGGAGAGCAGTTGGTTGGTGTTCGTCAGCAAGCTATGGCTGCTGGTAACAACGCTATCTACGATATCACAAACGCATCAATCTACTTGTACAGTAAGATTTGCGAAGACATCGTAAAGTGTCTACAGATTATTCCTCCTAAGTCAGTTCTGTTCCAAGTGTACGAAAAGGCTATCGGAGAAAAGACTATGGCTATCCTACAATCATTCTCTAACCTTCCGATGTACAACTTCGGTGTCAAGGTTCAGACTGAGATGGATGAAACAGAGAAGGCTTACTTGGAGCAAAACATTCAAGTAGCTCTGGGTCAAAAAGAAATAGACCTCGAAGACGCAATCGCAATTCGTCAGCTACGAGATATCGACCAAGCTGAGAGACTGCTTATCGTAAGACGCAAGAAGCGTATGAAGATGATGCAACAGATTGCTCAGCAAAACTCTCAGATGCAAGCGCAAGCTAATCAGCAGACCGCAATGGCAACATCGCAAGGAAAGATGCAAGAGATTCAAGCGCAAGCACAAGCTAAGATTGCAGAGATTCAAGCACAAGCTCAAGCTAACGCTCAGTTGCTTCAAATGGAGTATCAGCTGAAAGGACAGATGGAGCAAATGAAACTGCAAAGCACTCAAGCGGAAAAGCTGTCTGATATGCAGTTCAGACAGAAGCTCGAAGGAGATAAAGAGAAGGCTAAAGACGAGCGTGTAAAAAAGCAAGCCGTTGAGCAGTCAAAACTAATATCTCAGCGACAAGGCAAGAGAGAAGAATTGAAAGAAGAAGAAGACGGGTTGATGGACTTGCTAAAGTCTTGATAACCAGTAAATTAGTACCTTTGTAAAAAATAACAAAATGGCAGCAAACAAATTAGTTCACAACTATAATGCAAACCTTCAAGCCTTTGGTCAGTCTGGTTTCGATTATGTTACGACTGGGACAATCAATGCTCACTCGTATATGGCTATCAGTGCTCTTGAAGATGCAAGCATTAGTGTAACATCTGCTGTTGGTGGAGACAACTTATCGTCAGTAACAATTCCTAAAGGATTGACTATCTACGGTAAGTTTAGCAGCATCACAGTAAGCTCTGGTAAAATTTTAGCATACAGAGAAGCACAAGACAGATAATGCAAGGATTAGGTTTATCAATAGCTAAACAAGCGTATGTAGACGCTGTGTATCCCGTTGACCAAAACTGGTGGGTGGGCGATGGCGTCAATGACTATATAAACGGTACAGACTCAACACCTTTTATATGGACAGATGTTGCTACACAAGACCTAAGTATTTCGTTCTGGATTAGAATTGATTCTACCTCAAAAAAGAATCAGCAGATATTCTGTTTATCGGCTTCTGAGTCGAATACCAACAACAACTGGACTATATTTTATACGGCTAATAGCAACAGAATATACTTTCGACAAAGATTTGGTGGTTCAAACCACGAAAGATACTATGCTCTTCACGATGACAGTAACGATACTATTACTGGAATCACCAGCCCTACAAATGGATGGATAGCAAGTCAAAGAGGTAATGTAAATGATGATGGCTTTGTCAATATCACATTTACCTACGATGCTTCTTCTGGAAGCAATGGAATTAAAGCATACTGGAATGCAACAGAGTTAAATGTTTCTGGAGGTTACAATATAGCAGAAGCAAGTAGAACCAACTTTAACCCAGAATTTTTAGGAATCGGAGAGAATGTTGGTAACGCCAGTCCTTCTGCTGGTGTTCTTGGTGGAGCTATAAACGAAATAAAGCTGTACAGCTCTGTATTAAGCTCTTCAGATGTTACATCTATTTACAACTCTGGAAGACCGTTAAACGCTTCTGATGTGGGTGTAACTTCAAACCTCATTACAGAGTGGGAGCTTGATACCGATGTTACAGACAGTAGCGGTATATACACAACAACTAACAACGGAGGAACATTTAGCTAATGTATGTACTAATGACACAGAGTCAATATGACTCAAGAACTACAGCGGACTACACTGGTGCAACTAAGTCTAACTTAGACGGTGATATGCACATTGTGCAACTGGCTTCTGGAACTCCACTTACTGATACTCATACTCAGTATTTTATTGGTAAGGACGAAGCTCAAAAATATATGTATGACAACTCAGATGACTGGGTAGAAGATTTAGAATAATGGCAACACAGATTAACTTAGATACAGCTACGAGAGTAGATATTACTTGTCGCAGAGGAGACACGTTCAAGTTGGAGTTCACCTTTACTGATGACGATGGTGATGCCATTGACCTAACGAGCTATACTTGGAAGATGGATGTCAAAGAAACAGACACCTCTTCTTCTGATATTATTGGAGATTCAAGCTTCACTTACTCTGGAAACTCAGATGGTGAGCTTACAGTTACAGCAACTGCTGCTACTATGGCTGCTGTATCTGGCGGTCTCTATGTGTATGACTTGCAGTCTACAAATAGTGGCACGGTAAAAACTTGGGTATACGGAATCTTTAAAATCAACGAAGACGTAAGTGAGTAATATAGAAGTAAATAGCGGAGACTCTGTAAAGATTGGAGGAGTTACCACTAAGGTAACCACAGCTAAGATTAGTCAACCAGAAATCAATGTAGCGATTGCTGGTGTGATTTCTACTAAGGACTCTCACTATACCCACAATCAGAACTCTGTTTCTGATACTTGGAGTGTAACACACAATCTCGGCAAGAAACCAGCCGTTACTGTCGTAGATAGTGCAGATACAGTTTTGTATGGAGCTGTGTCGTATAC